ACTTGCTCCAATTGTAGATGTATAAAGAGGATTTTGTTTAATACATTTGGTCAATGTTATATATTTATCTATTAGATTATTAGAATCAATAAATGCTTTAACTTGATCATTATCAATAGCAGAATTAAATTGAGTTAAGAATGATCTAAATACAGAAGTTTGAAGCGCGTTCATATAGTATATTTTCATAGAGAATATAGTATCTTGAGGCAACAAACTATCTGGAGAAAGCTTTACAGTTAATTTATAAATTGATCGAGTTTGATCATCTATTCTTTCTACAGGAAAATTTTTAAGAGAAATGTTTTCATCTATATTAAATAAATCATCTATGAAAATAAAATTATCTTGTCGTACTTTATCTTGATTATTATTAATATTTTGATTAAATTTTTGTGGAAATATAATTATAGACTCTAATCCTATGTTTTCTGGTAAAAGCTCTTTAAATGTAAATGAAATATTTTCTGGAGTTTCTCTTTTGTAATCTTTAAATAATTTCAACACATTTGAGCGATCAATATTCACATGACTAATATTTAATAATTTATATCCTTTAGAATTTGTATATCTAGATTGTTTAGTGCTTTCATCATATATATTTCCACCAGCAGAAGAGTTTCCACTAAAATCAACAGCTTCTATAATACCATAATAATCATTATAATATCCAATATTACTTACTTGTATATATGATTTTGGAGAATATCCAGATCCTGTTGCAGTTTTAATTTGATCATCAATAAAGCCAGACATTGTTTGACTATTTGAATTAAAAAATGTTTGTCCTAAAGTAGTAATTCCTTCTACATAAAATGTATTATTTTGAATATATGAATTTAAATTATCTTTCGCGTTAAATATTAAAAATCTTGTATTTTGTCCTTTTGTTATCTCTTGTCCTCCAGTTGTATACATTGATCCGATATCTCCAACGCTATAAGAACTTAAATCAGTATTTGATACTGAAGACGATGAATGATCATAATTCAATCTTCTAATATCATTTGAAAAGTCTTTAAATATTGTATTATTTGTTGATATTTTATCGTCTTTTGGTTTTGGTATAATTCGATCTAAAAATGTTATTTTTTTATCTACTAGATAATTATCAAAATCAATATTTGTTGTATTTGGTATGTAATACTTAAATTCATCTGTAGTAGGAGCAGAGAAATTGAATTCCCATCCAACAATTAAATCACTTGAAGGATTAATAAAACTTCCACCTGATACATCAGGAATCATTGAATTATATTGTTTTGAATAAAAATTAATATTTTTAAAATTTATTTCTTTTATAAAATCTAACGTATTAACTACTCCAGAAAAAGCTTGTCCAGAAGATTCAAATCCTAATTGACTTTTAGAAAAGACTTGAAAGAAATAATTACCCGTGTTTTTTGGTATAAAAAAAGAAGATACATAACCAGAAGAATATATTGATTCTGCTATAAGATTTCTTCGGTCATTAGAATTTGGTAAATTACTTAAAATATCTGAATCAGAAGAATATATTTTATATCCATTTTGATCTTGATTTTCCTCTGGCGGAGGAAATCTAAAAACAAAGCCTTCAGTAAAATTTGTTATTTTAATTTTTTTAAACTCTACTATTGGTTGATCTGGTAATTCAGCACTCATAATTATATTTTATCTGTTTCCATAAATTTAGCTTCATCATATTCTAAGGCTGAAATTTTATATTTACTTTCTTCTGTTTCTTCTATATCTAAAACTCTAAATTTTTGAGTTTGATCAATATGTGGTTCTAATTTTGCTCCTAAATATGTATTTTTATTTATTCCTGAAATACTAGGACTTTTCTCATATTTATACGTTTCTGGATCTAACTCAATTGTCCATACTGTATTTTGTAATAATGTATGTTGTACGTTATCTAACTTTCCAGGAAAATTAATTTTTGCATATCCACTATAATTAATTCCAGTTTCTTCAACAACAAATGTTTGAAATGATAGTCCACTAACTCCAGCGGTAGTATTGAAATTAATAGTTTGTACTTGCTTTCTTCTTATTGTCTCGCTAGATGGGCCACCTTTTACATTTATATTTTCATCATTTGCATCTTTCAAGTCTATATTAACGCTATCATTTACTAAAGAAGTATTTTCTGAAAGCTTATCCATGAAATTATTTGAATTATCTGTGCCAATTTCTAAATTCCCAGCGGGTGTTAAAACATTAAATTTGCAATCTCCAATTACTGGTAAGAATTCAGCCATATCATTATATTTTATATCAATAATTGCAAAATCTTTAGCTAATTGATATGTTCTTCCACCAAGAATTTTATTTTGTCTATTTTGATCTTGTATAAAGACAATGTCTCCAGGTTTTAAATATAATGCTGGAAGACTTGTTTCAAAAGATACAAGTTCTGCTTCTGAATTTTCTGATAACAAAGTCCACTTTCCGTATCTTTCAGCTTGACCTTCGCTCGTGCATCCAAAAGCGCTCATTTCCATTTCTCTTATTCCATTTCTTAATATACCTTCTCTGTTCTCTACATATTTAATAGCTGGTTTATAAAAATTATCTTTATCATTATATCTAACTAATGCTACATTCCTTCTTACTCTTTTACTTGTATTACTATACGTAAATTCTCCTTCTTTAACGTTTGAATTATTGAATAAATAGATAGGTTCTTTGGGTTTATCCTGAGAAGTAAAAATAAGTCCAGCTGTATAATATACAATACCTCTAAAAATACTTGCCATATCATTTATTACTTTGTAAGCATCTTCTCTAGTAGAAATAAGAAGATTGCATGTAAATCTTGGTTCTACCTCTATGGTTTGAGTATTATCAGTACTATTTTTAGTGTTTGATTTTTTACTCTTAACTAGTTGATCACAATATTTTGATATTTCATACAAAGTCCATTTATCAACATATTTTGAATCAAAATATTTACCTAATCCAAATCTATTATTTGTAATAATATCATAAAAACACCATGCTGGATTATCTGTCCAAGCTAAAACAAATTCTCCATTCCAGGAACTTTGATAAGTTCTGGTATATGGATCATAATTAGAAGGAATTTTTACTTTTAATAACCTTGTATCATACGCTCTTTGAGGTATGCTAGTGAAAAATCTAGCATCAAAATTAGTTAAAATTGCAGCCGTATTTGGATATATTAATTTATCATTGTATATTTCTGTAACAGAATCAACATTTGCCTTATTAGCTATATTTATATCAACGGTTTCATAATGTATTGGAGTAATTTCTATTTCCCATCCTATGGTATTTTGATTTGTTATTTTATCTAATCCAAGCCATTCAAAACTTTCTATATACGACCCTTGATTTAATTTTCCAACAATTTTTAAAGCCCATGTATCTGACCCAATATTATAAGAATCTGCGCCAATACTTGAGGCTGGAACTGTACTTCCGTCCCACTTAACATAAAAAACTTGTTGTCCTATATTTATGCTAGAATCAATTCTTTTAAGTCTTAAATAATAAAGTTGAGCATATCTATCTACTCTTCCAGTTTGTGTCTTCTTTGCGGCCTGCGCGCTGCTTTCCCAAATGCTTAAATCAACAATTTGTTTAAATAATGCAGAAACTTTAATGTTCAATCTTAAGCCATATAAGTTTTTAGCTAAAATATTTATTGATTTTTTATATCTTTTAACTTCTGTTCCGCTGTTTTGTTCTATTTTTCTAGCTCCTAATAATCTCATTCCAGAAGTTTTTGTCGTTGAGATATGTTTAGGAATATTAACTAATAAATTTTGAGACGTACTGTAAGCATCTTTTATAATTTTAACATTTTTAGCATTATTTTCTTGAGTGGTTTGTTTTATATTAAGTATATCTGTTACGTTTGTTCCTGGTAATAATTTCTTAGTATAAACTTCTTCTTTCAAATCTATATATTTATGTTGTTGCAGCTTGGAATGTAAAGACGGCTTGCCTCCATTTGTATGGCTTAATTTAATAAAATCAAAATTAAGAGATCCATTATCTGGATATGTATCATCTGCTAAAGGTGTTTCATTCCAATATACAGAACGAATTAATGGATATTCTCCATCATATTTTTGTACTATTACTCCATTTTCATATCCAATCATACCTTCTGTATTTCCTGGCCTTGGTTTTATTTCATAATCCACAATACCTTCTATTGGTCCTTCGCTTACAATATCTAATATAGATATATTTGTTAGACTTGTTATACCAATATCTTCAGATTTTTTTTGATCATTAATATATACAGTAGCATAATTAGATAATGTATAGTAGTCTTTAATTACTTGACCAGGCAAGCATTTTGTATTTTTTGGTATTATGTTTGTAATAGAATTATTAATTTGAGTTATTTGAGTTGGACCTCCAAGAAAAGCACTTACAGTTTGTTGTGGTTGAAGTTTGCCATCTTTTTTAGTTTGATAAGTACAAGTGTAAATTTGGTTTTTTGTTGCTATTTGACTTTTTTCATCTTCGGTGTATAAATATAATGTAAATGTTGTTTGATTAATATATGCATTTTCTAAAAATGCACAATCTGCAGCTGGCACAATTCTACAAGTATAGACTCCTGCTTTTGTAGGTATACCATTAGGATATTTTAGTCTACTTGGATTTCCTATCAATTTTTTAGCGTTGCTTGCACCAATTCCTGCAATATTTTGTTCTAATATAACTTGTCCAATCAACGATGATGGAATAGTTGTACCACCATAAGAACTTGGAGCATCATAATAAGCTTGATATTCAAATTGAGCTTGAGCCGCGTCCAAATCTTCTTGTCTTGAGAAAGATGCAAAAGTTTTAGGATTTCTTTGTTTTACTTCTAAAGGACTACCTTCACTAAAATAAACATCAGGAATTAAATAGTCATTATTTTTATTTTCAATTCTTTGATATGTTTCTGTTGGTAAATTAGAATAATATGTTCCTATAGTTCTAGTTTCTCCAGCTTTTTTGTTTGGTATATTATTTATTGTATAAGCTACGGATTCTGTTATAAATTTTCTATTTGTGTTTCTAATAGTCAAACTCACTAATTGACTTCTAGCAGTAGAAGCTGGACCATCTTTACCCTCATTTTTTCTTGCCGCAGGTGGTGTATAACAAATTCTTCCATTACTATCTATTCTATATTGTTCTCCAGCATCTATATTCATAGTAACATTAACATTAATCGATGTAGATGAATCAATATTCTTACCTTTTTGAGTTGACCCAACAAATTTATATAATGTTAATCCTGTTTGTGGATCTATTTTATTTTTTAATTCCCCAATTCCGTACTCTGTTCCTCTTGAGTTTTGAGGTGTTACTGGCTCTTGTTGTACTATCCAATTTCCAGAAATTGAAGTAGGATCATCAATATAAACAAAAAATTTTCTATTATCAGCATTTTGAAGAGATGAAAATGTTAGAGTTTTTGATCCATTTTTTGGTATAGGCTGTAAGATTGTATTCGTGGCGCTAGTAAATAATCCACCTAATATTCCTAATCCACTCTTATTTAATGTTTTAGCAATTAAATCATAATTTTGACCAAGTGCAGAAACTATATCTGACATTTTTGCAAATCTGACTATTGCATCTGAAGTAGGTGATAATGTAACACTTATTGTTCCCTGTTGGATTTCAAATGCTGGATTATGATATATATTTAATTCAGATGGAAAACTAGCAATAGGTTTTATGTTCTTTGTTTCAGCTGGACTAATATTTAAAGTTATATTAACTGCTCCAGATGCCCCTTTACTATTAGCAATATAACATTTAATTGTTTCATTAAATGCATGTTTTGGAGTTCCAGATATAACGCCTGTTGTTCTATTTAATGATAATCCTTCTGGTAAATAATCGACAGCAAAACATAGATTACTTGTGTTGCTATGTTTAATTGTTGCTGAAAATTTTTCATTAACAACTAAATTAAAAGTTTGAGCAGAAGCACTTGGAGCTGAAGCTCCAGTGATATCTCCTGTAACAATTTGTAAATTGAAATTAATAGTTTGACCCGAAGCAAAATCAGCATTTTTTAATGTTATTGGTATCGAGGTTATAGTTATTGAATTTGGAGCTATTATAGTACCAGATATTTTTTTTGTTATTTGATCAAAAGTTAATCCTAATATACTTAATCTAGCTAATCCTTCATTATTTATATGAGCTTCCCATTCTCCGTTTGTTATATTTGTTGTTATTGAATAATTTATACTTGCACCATTATTTGCTCTTATAATAGGTGTAGATGTGCTTCTTATAGGATCATTTCCCAAAGAATCTTTACATTTAATTGTTAAAGTTTTAAAAGAATCAACTGTTATTGTATTTTTCTTTTTATCTATTGCAGGTGTTAAAATGCTAGCATTTAATTGAACCGTATAATAACCAACTTTAGAAACTGGTTTATTTGAAGTCCATAAAATATCTGTATTTATTATTTGTGCTGGATTATCATTTGGAGCTTGAAAAGCTAAAGAAGTTTCAAAATCTTGATTTTTTGATACATAATAATATGTTACTGCTTGATCAGAATTTATTGTATATGTAAATGGTTGCCCTTTAGTTGCATCTGCTTTTCCAGAGCTAGTAATTTTTGCTGGGGTTAACGCTGTTGTTTCTCCAGCTCCTCTCGCTACGAGTCCTTTTGCAAAATCCCATATAAACCAAAATCCTTTATCTCTGTCGACTCCTTGTATTGAGCCAAGAAATGTTCCGTCCTGAACTTTATTATTAGTATAAAGCGAATTTAATACTGGATTATAAGCTCTAATTAAATCTAAATTATTTGCTGTTACTTTTAATCCTCCATTTGGATCTGTAATATTATTTAGTTCATCTTGTGGATCACCAAGATCATTAAAAGTAGGAATTATTTCATTATTAAAGTAGCTCTGCGTATCTTGATCGAAGTTGTATCCATTTGCTCCTCTATACGCAGCACCTTCAATGTATTTGTTTGGATCACAATTTGCGCACCTTTTAACTTTTGGATCGGTAGCCATATTAAGATGTTAATGAAGTTGTTGACATGTCTTCATTATTTATATTTGTTATCTTTACAGGATATCCTTTTGTGTTAAAATAGTAACTTCTTGATGGATAGCTTTCTTCTCCTGCATTTACTTTTGGTTTTCCAGCATTTGGCCCTGATTCTTCAAGATGAGATTTCCTTGATTGAATTCTATAGTATTGATCATAAGATGCAAAAACTTGATGACTTCCTACAATAAGTCTTCCATATCCTACTGGAACAGGTCCACCTTCTCCTATTGTATTAACTGGTCCATTAAATAAATAAGAAGGCTCTCCTCCTCCACCATTTGGAGAACCACTAAAATCTGCAGAAGGATTAGCGATAGCTGCTGGACTTACCATTGGGGGTGGTTTAGATAACATTAAACTAACGCCTACAGCTACTAATCCTAAAATTGCTGGCATCATCATACTAAGTGTTAATCCAGCGAAAATTTGAGTTCCTGGAAGAATAGCTAATACAACAGCTAAAAATATTGCTATAATACCTTTAAACATTCCTCCTCCACCTTTGCCACCACCCTTACCGCCTCCTCCATTATGAACTAAAATTTCTTCAGCAATATACGTATGATTATCTTTTACATGCATGTTGTAAACATCTTCGCAACCATCTTCTTCTATTTTTTCTATTGGTAAAACATCTCCACTTTGATGCGTTAATACATCTCCTATTTTAAAATCTGATAATGGGGCAAATCTATTATATTCATTTAAAAACCAGTGATTCTCTGTAGCACGTATAGTTTTGCCTCCCCATAATGTAATTTTTAATATCTTATTGTCTTTATGGAAAAAAGTTTCCTCAACTATGGATGTTTTAATATTTTTATCTTGATCAAAGCAGAAAATTTCATCTCCTACTTTAAAATCTTCTATATTTTTATCCCCATTTGGGGTGGATATTTTAACTCCAGCTGGAAAACATCCTCCACCTCCTCCTCCTCCTCCACCTGCGCCTTCGATAACTGGAATTATATCGATTGAAGAAAGCTTATCACTTGAGAGTGGAATATTTAATTCTGAATTTTTTAATAAATCAATATGTTTTTTTGTTAAATCTTTATTTTTTTGAGGTAAATTTTCTGCATTTGGTACCCATACAGATCTATTATTAATAAATATTTCATATTTTGCTTCATTTTCTGCTTGTTGAATAAGATATTTCATTAATTTTCCAGTATTAGCTTCTATAGCTCTTATGGCCTCTGAAACGCTATTTACTTTTAAATTCCATTCGGAACCAATTTGATCGCCCAAATCACCATGTAATGTTACCTTTACCATGTTAAATCATACTCCTATGCCTGACGATATATTTCGTATGTTTTCGATAAAAATCGTCATATGTATTTACACAAGAAAAAGAATTATATGGGTGGTGTAAAATTGTATTATTCCCTATATGCATAGCGCAATGAGTAGCGTATACTTCAGAAACATTAGGAAATAACATAAAAAATGCATCATGCTTTTTTAAAGGAGTATTTTTATCTAATTTAATAAAATTTTGCTTTTCAAAAAAATCTTCATATATAGAATTTATGTCTTTTAAATTTTTTGGATATGCTATTTCTTTTGGACAATATATCGAAATATTTAATTCTTTTTTATAATAATCTATAGCTAAAGAAAAACAGTCTGAAACTTCAGTAATATATGGTCTACCAATATATTTATTTTTATAAGTATTTGGATAATATATATTAAATATGTCATTTTTTATATTATAGAGTATATATGTTATATTATGTTTATTACTATTAAGCTTATCTATTTCACTAAATTCATTATTATCATTATTATGAGAATGAAAACAGGCAACAATCTTGCCTAATTGACTACATTTTAAATACTCCAAAGAAGATATTGAGAAAAAATTTTTTTTATCAAATGCTATATTTTTACAAGAATATATGTTAAATTTTAATGTTTTTTCATTAAAGTATATTAAACCACAAGATTCTATATCTTTTCTATTATTAGATATATTTTTAATTTCATTTTTTAATGAGTCATTAAAATCTATTTTTATCATTTTCCACCTTGAGATTGTTGAGTCCTATATTTTCCTTCTGCTGAAGGGAATCCGCCAAATGGAAGGATGCCTAGTAATCTTTCATTATTTTGATCAATTGGGGGACGAATAGTTTCTGCAGAAATATCTTCTTGTACTTTTTCATATTGACTAGTACTGGTAACAAAATCTGACATTTCAACAAAATATGAAATTTTTACTTCTTCAAAATTAAAATTATTTTTCCATCTTTTTTTGCACCCATTTAAAGTTTTAGAACATGTGTCATGAAACCAATATCCCGTATTTGGTGGAGCATTTACAGAATTTGATTGGTGAGTTTTATTGCATACAAAATAATAATTTAATTGATTTTTTTGTACATGTATGAAATTTCCAGATTGATAATTAAAGTTTTTTTTCCAATGGCCCAGATCTGTCCATGCTGATCCTGCTGTACTTCTTGTCGTAGAGAATTCGTTGTCGTTTTGATCTGCTACAGGCGGAGCAGATAACAATCCAAATGTTAAATTATTTTCATTTAATTGATTGATTTGACATAAAGATTCACTATCTCCACCAAGTTTAGTTTGTGTTGTACCCGTAGCAAATTGTATATTTTTCATTCCAACTACATTCGCATATACTCCAGAATGTTTTTCTGAAAGTCTATCGTATCTTTCATAAACGCAACCTTCTCCGCGATAATGAAATGGACAATTTTGAGATAATAAAACTCGACCTGGAAGTTTTACTCCTTCTATATCTAAAAGAGATGCAAGTTCATATACAGCATTTGTAGAATCTTCTTGAATTTTTCTATCTATATAAAAAATATCTGGAGTTAATTCTACTTCTGTATTAGAAACATTTTTATATTTAAGCAATTCAGTATCATCTATAGAACCAAAATTATAAAAATTAGAAAATGTCTGTGTTATTCCAGTTGGAGTACTTAAAATAGGTTGATAATCCGTTGCAATAAAATTAAATGTATGAGTATTTAAATTTGTAGTTCCAGATGCGTAAAATTTAAAACCTGAAGTAGTAATATTTCTTAATTCTGTAATGAAGTCTAATTTATTAGAATTTGAATTAGAATTAAATAATATTTTTGGTTGATAATTTGTAAAAGAAGTTGGATAAGATACTGAAACTTCTCCAGTATTATTTGCTCCAAAATTCACAGATTCTTTTAAAGCTACTAATTTTACATCTTCATTTGTGTCTGGATTTCTTCCTGTATAAAATCCAGTTTCTAAAGCTAAATGATTTACATAGTAATTACCACTTAAATTACTAGAAAATTTAATATCAAAACTATCTGTTTGTTGATTTGATATATTATATTTTACTAAAGGGGCAGGATCTAATTGATTAAAATTAAATTCTTTTTCTGTTAGCTCTCTAGTCTGAGTATAAAGTTGCCCACTAGATCCTATAGAAATAAAATTTACTAAATTGCCAGTGCTTGGAAAAGCTGTTGGATAATTTATAGTTATTCCACTCTCATTGATGAATTTTTTCGTTTTAAAATTAGCGACTAATTTAAGCAAATTTGAAGTATTATTCAATTTAAATTCATTTTCATTTTTATAAATTAAATTAGAAAAACCATTTTGGTTGCCAGAAAATATAAAAGTATCTTGATAAAAAATTGGATTATCCGTATTTGTTTCCAAAATATCAGAATTTACATAAATGTTAAAAAAATTTTTAATTTCTTTCGGAGCAAAAAAACTACAATCTTGAGATTGTCTTAATAACTTATCGTTATAAATTGATTTTATATTAAAAAATATTATATTTTTTTCTCTATCAGTAACAGGTTTATAATAATAATTTATCCATTTACAAGCGTTTTCAGGAACAAAATCATTTATTCTTACTGTTAATGTGTCACCATCTCTAGAAGCCCAAGGAGCATCATCATACTCATTAAATGGATTAATTCCTCCTACAAAATTACTTCCAGCAAGATATCTTAAAAATGTTTTTCTTCTAGTCACTTTAGCGCCAACAATATCTTTTAATTCATTCATCTGCATTCTGATGTATTTATAAAAAGAATTATATTGATCTTCTAAAAATTGACTTGAAAATTTAATTTTTGGAGTAGGTAATGAGCCGTTAGAAGTTATATCAAATCCTTCTCCAAATATCGGAAAAGGATAGTAAAATTTATCTTTCCAAATAATTACTCCACGATTGACATTGAATAAATTATAATCGTTATGAATTCGAATAACTCCATCTGAGAAGACGCTATTTTCACCAAAATTTATTGTTACAGGTTGAATATCATTCAAGTCAATTTCATATAAATAAATTGGACTACTTGGCTCTAACTCATGTATATGAGTGTTTATATCTCTTTGAGATTCTAATATTTCTGTAAAAATTGTATTTATATCTGCCATAATTCTTATCCAGATATTTCATCAAATTTTGCGTTTATTGTATAATTTTCCTTAAAATTAAAATTTGTCTCCCATTCTCTACATACGTATCTTGTTCTATAAGTTTTTTCTGAGTATATTGTTGGTGGATCATATGCAAAAGCTTTTGCTGCAGCTTTATCTTGCAAGAAATGAACAATAGCATGTGCTTCTTTTTCTGTTTTTAATTCGAATTTTAATTGAAAAGTTTTTAAATCTGGATTAATATTTTTATTTATTCTTTGTTCGTATCCATTACCAAATCTTATTACAGTAATTAATGGTTTATGACTAGTTGTTGATGTATAAGAAGCCATCCAAAAGAATTTAGGTATTCTTGAGTTATCTTGAAGAATTGTGACTCCATCCCAATATTCAAGGTTTAATTTGAAATTATTATTACCATTATCAATAATTGGTGCAGTTGAGCTGTCTCCACCTTTTTCATGATCTTTAACAGCGTAATAAAAATTGTTTAAATGTTTGACAATATCATTTTTTGTAAATTGATAAGATGAACCAAAATTCACCCAATTCCTTATAGGATCGTTAATAGACGGCATATATACCTTATTCCTTTATATGATTTACACTTAAAAGGGGTGTAATTATATATTGGAAAAAGGTAAAAATTAATATGTTTAGCTTTACAAGAGAATCTAATAAATTATTTATAGATAATTCACCTGTAACTGGTCTTCAAACCATACAGGCAACTTATAATAATCCATATGAAAATATAAAATATTTAGGATTAAATAATAACTCTGTAAATACTGTGCCTATTGGTGCATTTATAGGAGCATTGAACTTAACCAATATCATGATCAATGAAGATCAATTCATTAAATATACTGGTAGTAATGGAGCTAATTTGCTATTAAGCTACAATAATGATAATAATAAATTCATAATGACTAGCGGTTATTTGGCTAATTATGAGATAGAGTGTAGTGTTGGTGCTATTCCTATTATAACAAGTCAATGGAATATTTATAACAACTTTGGTAGTGGTTCAGCATCTGTTCCTAATTTTCAAATAGATGAAACAAAATTGAATATCGTTAGTCCTGGAGACATTTCTATCAATTTTAACGATATAGCTGAAGAAAAAATCAATAGATTCAATATTAATATAAAATCCACAAGACTGCCCATCTATGAACTTGGTAAAGTCACTCCATCAGATGTTACTTTGCAATATCCTATAGAAATTATTTCATCTTTTAGCATATCTTTAAATAATTATAAAATTAAAAATCTTTTTGATTATCCGCAAAAAAATCAATTAAAATCATTTTCTATAGATTTAAAGAAAAACAATACAAATACCATTATTAACACTTTTAATATTAATAACGCTTTACTTGTAAGTGAGGACTATAATTTAGATGTGGATGGTACAGTATTAGCACAATTAACATTTTCGAGTACTATACATAGATAGTGTAATATTATGAAAGGAAAAAGGATAAATTTATGCCAAGGATATATTATGATCAATGTGAATTAAGTATTAATAGAACAGGAGTTATTGCCACATCTGCTAATTTAAACTCTGATATTGCTTTGGGGCCTGTTTATACTTTGGGTAAAAGAAAGCCTTTTAAAAGATTGGTAACAACTGGACCTGCATCTAGTACATTTCAAATTCAATATATTATTAATCCAACTGGAGATCCCGCTTTTAATACTATATCAGATATTAAAAATTTTATTTCTGCTCCAACTAATTACGATGGAGTTACTATAGCTTTAGCAGGTGTTACTGGATATAGTTGTTATTTAAATAATTATTCTATTAAAATTGAGCCAAACAATGTTGTTACAGCTCAAGCTAGTTATACATCTTATGTTCCAATTTCTGGTGACATCTCTTTAAAATCTAATCCAAATAGCGCAGTATCTGATAGTATTGCTCATAGTTCAAAAATTAATATAGTTTCTGGAAAAAGTTTAAATGGTGATTCTTACAGTTTTAATTATACATTTGATTGTAATCTAAATCCTATATATGTTTTAGGTCAAAGAGAACCAGTAGAAGTCAAGCCAATTAGAGCTCAAGAAACAGTTAATATGACAGAAAATGTTTTTAATAAACTTGTATATACAGGTGAAAATATTCCTTTACGGATTTCCATATCAGGACTGCTTGATAATAATAACTTTACAATTCAAATGCCTGATGCACATATTAATAATTCTACAATTGAAACAAATCTTGATGATATTATTAGAACGACTAAGACATTAACCCAATATTATTAATATGTTTTATAATGGAAAAAATTTATTAATTAAAATTGATGGCAATGAGATTATTGCTACAGATGCCAATTTATCATATGATGCTCAAATCGCTCCGTATTTTGAAATTGGTGATAGATACACAAAAAGAGTAACTCCAACAGATGTCATTCAAGGAACATTAAGTTTAAATTACTTATTTACTGGTTCAGATTACATAAAGTCATTAAGAAATAATGATTCATCTTTGACATTTGATTTTGGTGGAATATCACAAACAGGATATCTTCAATCTCACTCAGTTAAAATTAGCCCAAATAATCCTATATCTTGTTCTGCGGATATAATATTTTTTCAAACTCCTACTGGAAATTTTACTCCTGTATATTCTAATATTGATCTAACTTCTAGCGTTGTTCATGCAGATAATTTAGTTATTTATGATTTTGATAATAAATATTTAACTGGAAATTATATCAATGCATCTTTTAATTATCGAGTTGACATAAGACCAGAGATCGTCATAAATGAAACTCAGGAAAGAAGAGGAGTTTTTGGAATTAAAGAAAGTACTTTTAATGGTTCTTTTGATAATTTAAATCCAGAATTAAGTATATCTGGAAATAAAGCTGGATTGTCAATTGCAGTTAAAAATTTTGCTGGAGCTATATTCAAAGAAGCTTTTGGAATAACTGGATTTATAACATCAAAAAAATTTAGAGGAAACACTGATGAAACTATCGTAAGTGAAATTAGTATAAAACAATATGAAATATTAGCAGAAGCAGAAGTCTCTGGATTTAGTCCTGCTCTAGTAAATATTGGTGATACATTAAATATATCAGGATCAAATTTTGTAAATGTTTTTGCTGTTGTTTTAGATAATTTACCATGTGATTTTAAACTTAAAGGACCAGGAGCGTTAGAGGTTATTGTGCCTAGATTAAAAACTAGAGAACCAATTATAACCTTGATTACTCCTGCTTAATTTATGGGCGTTGTAAATACAACAGGATTAAAGTTTCAGCCGCCAAACATAGAAATTTTATCTATGTCTAATGATACTGGATTAGTTAATGATGTAATTCAAATTGAAGGAATAAATTTTGATTATGCAGATTCAATTAAATTTAATAATACAATTAATTGCGTATCATCATTTAATAGCTTAATTGATGGAAATTTTAGAGTTCCATTTGATGGAAATACTGGATATGTGAATGTTCATGGAGATTTTATTGGTTTAACTGGGATAAATCCAAAATCTTTTTGGACAATGTTTGAAATAACAAATTTTTCTCCTAATCAAAGCCCATCTGGAGAACAAATTAATTTTGAAGGGATTCACTTTAATACATTAACTGGAATAAATTTCCAAGCAGAAGTCATAAAAGATGATTGTGATTTTTTATTGAGCGGGTCAAATGCAAGCTTCTTTAATATACAAGGTGGGACTTTAAGTGGAAATGGAGAAGCCGTTTTTATACAAAATATAAATACAGTTCCAGAACAAATCAATACTTACATTTCTAACATACAAAATTTTGATTTAATCTCTGGATATAGATTTAATGCCAAATTTAACACTACTCCACAAAATAATATATATGAAAATCATATTTTAAGTTTCAAAACTGGAATATATTCTGGATTTTGTATTTTTAATACAATGATTAATTCTGGTATTGCCAATCAATTCCAAACAGAAAGAATAAATTTACCTATAAGTTTTAATACCCTAAATTATCAAACCTATGTATCTTTTATTTCATCTGGTGCAATAAGTGATTATTTTATAAGTGGAAAAGATTTTAATGGTTTTTATATAAATTTTCAATCAGGATTATCAAATAGTACATTATTTAATTTTTTAACTATAAGTGGAGATAGCGAACATAAACAAGAGTCTACAAATTTTAAATCTTCATCTGTTTCTACTATAAATGGAATTTTTTCTTATAATAAAAATATAAGTACTCAATACGATAAATTACATGCTCCATTTTTATTGACAAGTATTGAAATTGATGATTCTGATTTAAATCAAAATATTTTTAGAAATTTTAATTTTCCAAGTGGTTTAAATATAAATCTTATTTACGAGAAATATAATTCTGGTATTTATTCTGATTTATATTCTATATCCGATGTTGATATATTATCTAATGGGAGTGGATATACAACTGGAACTCTACTTACTCTTTCTGGAAGCGGATTATCCAGCCTAACTTATGGAATATTAGAAATTATCGGAGTATCTAGTGGATCGGGTACAATACCAACAGGGGCCGTAAATAGCATAGAAATTTTAAATTCTGGAATATTTACTGGTAATTTCGATTCAAATATATTAACTATAAGTGCTGGTTATAAATATAATATCTCTAATTTGACAAATAAATCTTTTAATTTTGATTTAAATCCAGGCACTGGTAATGAACCACCATATATTTTAAATTATTTATTAATTAATGATCCAAATGTTGATTTTAATAGATTTATTTATGACTATAGTGGCGGATTTTATCAAAAAATTTATTTTATCGCTGGTCAGGAAGCTAATTTATTGACTCCAGTTTCTTGCAGCAATTTAAATATAAGCGGAACTACAAATGGAAGCGGTACATGTATTATACCAAAATCAGATTATTATATGAATGGACCAGTAGTATTCCTTGGATTATTTGGATATGAAAGAGAAGATTTTGGAAATTTCAAAGAAATTCCTGATCCAATTTCTGTTACGCCATCTGGGATAAATACTAAAGGCAGTGTAATTATTTCTGGTAGAAGTTTTAAAAAGGCTAATTTAATAGATGGAACAGGAGAATACAATTCAATACTTGTGAAATTTAGAAATATTACTAATCCAAAACAAAAAAATGATTTTTCTAATACTTTTTATATTATAGATGATCAAACCTTAAGTGGAAATATTGAATTAGGTTCATATTTAACTGGTTCATATGTAATTCAAGCGTTAACTGAAGACGGAGGGATTTACGAATGAGTATTGCAATTCTACAATTAACGCAAAGTAGACCAATTATCAGCACTACAGCTTTAACTGGTATAACTGGTGACTCATTGTTAATGGTAGGAGATAATTTTAAATTTGGAATAACACAACTTTCTGGTCAAAACATAAGCGATAATGGTAGTTATTTTAATTTATATGGCCAATATAAACAAAATATTTCTGGATTAAATAATACTATTGATGAAAATAGTATACTTTTCACTATTCCGTCAGGAATTCCAGAAGGAGCAAATTATCAATTAACTGTTTTTAATCAAGCTGGATCATCAGTAAATAATGCAAATTTAAATATAATTGGTAAACCTAGTATTAGTGGAATTGATCTTCTTTCTGGTTTACCAGATGATTACATCAGAATATCTGGTAAAAACTTTAATCCTGCTCCAGATTTTACTTTAATTGATACATTAGGAAATAGAACTAAACCAGATTTTATTTCTAATCTATATTCCATTTCTAGCGTAGATATTACATCATACGGAACGGGATATCAAAGTGGTGATTTTATTATAATTTCTGGTCAAAAACCTTTATCTAGTGAAACATATGGATTATTACAAATCGCTCAAACTGGAATAAGTGGTTCTGCAGGTGCAATTGAAATTATAAATTCTGGAATTTTTACTGTACCATTTGATACAAATCTTAATTTAACCACATCAGGGCAAATTGGAGATGGATTAAATTTTAATCTAATTTATAATAATTATTCTTCTGGTAATTTTGATTATCTAGAGTTTCAAGTTCCATATAATGTTAAAAAATTACAAAGTGGTTTAGTAGAAAATTTAAGATATAAAGAAAGCTTAGGAAGTGTTATCACAGGATTTAATGTTCTTGGTATACCAGAAATTTATACATTATCTTCTTTGACTGGCACAGTAGATACGGATAAAATTACAATCAGTGGAGAGAATTTAAATTTTGTAAGCGATGTTTTTATTGGAGATTTTGGAGTAGAATTTTCTGGAATAGACTCAAATTCTTTAAATTTTAATGTAGATAATTTTGCAGAAACTAATTTCATAACAGTGTCTGGAAAATATGGATCAAGCACAAATTCAAGTTTATTTAACGTTTCCTATCCTCCTATTATAGCTAGCGGATTTAACCCTCAAGACGTTTTAATAGGAACAGGAGCTGTAATTAATATATCTGGAAAATATTTACAAAGATTAAATTATTTAAATCTTGGCCAACCAAATATATTAAAAAAATATATTACAATAACAAATTCTGGAAAAGCCGCATCTTTTAACTTACCAAACGAATTAAAAACTACAGAAGTTTTTGCATATTCTGTTGATTTTCCTAGTTCTGGAACTACAGTTTTATCTCCAAGTACAAGTAATAAATTAGTTATTTCTCAAAGATTAAATACTGCTTTATTAAATTTTAATTATCTTTCTGGAATAAATGCTGCAAGATATTTAGATGAGATAGAGTTTTTTACTCCAGACCAATATACAGGTGATGGAGATTTTGGAAACATAAATAATTCTGATATTTTCTTTTTATCTCCTACTGGTTATACATTTATAACAGGTTCATTTAATCGAAGCGGTATAAAAGTAAGTAATACTCCTGGAAGCTTACGTATACAAGTTCCAAGAGAAGTAGATAATCCTATATGCCCAATTAAAATAATTAGAAATAAATTTAAAGATCAATATATTCTTCCTAGTAATAAATTTGTTAATATTTTACCAACTATATTTGCTATTTCATCACTTAATACATTAAGTGGCACTGGATATAGCACTATTCTTCCAGGTAGTATAAATGAAGGCGGAGAATCTCAAGGCTCTGTTAATGTTGTTACAGATGGATTTATAAAAATTAGTGGTATTAATGCATCCAATGCAACAAAATTAGTATTTAGTGGTTATAGTGGAAATTTAAATCTTTTTGGATATAAGCAGGCTCCAGAGTTTTTAGTACTTGAAACTGCGTCTAAAGATACTTCTCAAATAGAAGGTATTAGCGGAGATCATACAGGATATACAATTTTTACATCTCAACTTGGTGGAGATTATACTGGATCAGGTCAAGCATTTTTAACTCATCCACTTTATGGAACTGGATATGGTTATGAAAATTATAATATAACAAATGATATAATTAAAATCTATCCTGTTTCTGGTTATCGACCAACTGATTCATTTATATTCACAAGTCCAAAAACATTTGCAACACCTTTGGATGAACCATTTGAATATACAATACAAACAAACTCTTTTGCTACAAAATTTGAAATTTCACCAACTACTGCGTATGGTTGGGGTCCAGCAGATTGGCCAAGTGGTTATGCTGGATATGTATACACAGGAGTGCAAGGTGGAAATAAAATTGCTGGAATTCCTTGGTGGGGTAGAAAATATTGGGTTAAAATAAGAGCTCTTGATGGAGATCAACCAAATGAGGCTATGTCATTAGAATTAGCCTTTGGTGTTTCTGGAAGAAGTTTAGCTGGACCAGGAGTTGTTTATAGAGGAGATTGGGAAACTGGTGTTGTATATGTAGGAAATCAATTAAGAAGAGATTTAGTAAAGTACGCTAATGATGGAAGCAATTATTGGTATGCAACACAAACTAATTCTGGCACAAACGATTTAGATGCTCCAAGTGCGCTTAGCATCAATTGGTTACGTTTTGATACAGAATTTAGCGCAGTTGCTACAAAGATTTTATTAGCAGAACAATCTAATATTACAACTAGTTTAAATATTGGAGTATATAATGCTAAAACAGGAGTTATCAAGAGCGTTAATGATGTTAATTTTGATTTTGGTAGCGGATTTTTCCTTGGTTATGATACCTCATTAGGAGCAATTAATCCACAATTACCAAAAATGAGAGTTGGTAACACAGATGAAGGATATATTAAATGGGATGGACAAAGATTATCAATATTAGGTTCTTTATCTGGAGTTATTACCAGTTCTAAAAATGTAAAAGATGCACAAAATATAGTAGATGCAGAATATTCTGTTGCAGTAGGTTTAAAAAATACAATTCCATCTAATTCAACAAATTCTTTTATATTCGGTGATAGTCATCAATTAGATTTAGCAGATAAGTCTTCAATTATTGGAGGAAAAAATAATATTATCACTGGCACAGAATCTTTTTTGAGTACTAATTCAAATATTGCTGGTGGAGAAAGTAATTATATTCTAGGCTCTTTTTCAAATATCATGGGTGGAAAAGGAAATTATATACAAACAATAAGTACTGGCACCACGAATATAACAATGCAATCTTTTAATTATAATATAGAAGATATTTTTTCAAATATAGTTCCATATTCTGCAGGTTTTTATACTGATGATTTAGCAATATTAACTTCATATGAAAAAAGTGGAGATTTAAACTTCTTTAACATAGACTCATATGATATCGAAGCTAGTAGATTCAAAATAAATATTCCTAGTTCTGATATTTTATCTGGAGATAATAGAAATTTCACATTAAATGTTTTTGCTTCTACTTATTCTAATAATTTATTCTCTGGAACATATAGAAATAATAGTATTGGATTTTGTCAATTTAAGACATTTAAAAGTGGAATTTTATCTGGCAATAGTGAATATAGAATTAATTATCCAACTCCATTTACAGGAATTGGTTCTTCTAGACAAAAACAAGATATTGTAGTTTTATATAATTTACAAACTCAAAATTTTTATGATGCAATAGTCACAGGAGTAGATGCTACTGGATTTAATTTGTTACTTACCGATACATTAAAAGAAGATATAACTGGTATCTTTTTTGCAGGTTCAACTGGAAATTTCACAGGTTTAGGATTAAATGCTGGTCAGATGTTACAAATACGTTCAATATTTCCATTTATAAATACAATCGATTCTGGTAGTTTTACTGGTACTTTCACAGAAAATTTATTTAAAAGCGTATCTAATCCTTTAAAAGTGTTTGGAAGAGCTTCAAATGAAAATATTTCTGGTCAACCAACAGATCAAAATTTCTATTACAGTAAAAAGAGCCATAATACAACTGGTCAATTTGTTGTTAATATTTCAAGTAATATATCTGGACTAGGTAAATTAACAGGCATTAAATATGAATATATTGCTACAGATATAGATCTAGATCGACAATCAGCTTTTATATTACAAGGAGACGATGTTTACGGAAAATTTGCTGACTTTTCTTTTAGTGATATCGGTAGTTCAACCATTGGTGGTGGTACAGGTAATTTAATTATAGGATCTATATCTTATATTGGAGCAGGAGTTAGTAATACAATTATTGGAGATTATGACATTATTCCTGGAGGTAGAAATAATAAAATTATTGATACTAATTCTAATGATGTATCCCTTGCTGACTTTTCGGCAATTTTAGGTGGTAAAGACAATACTATTACTGGACACGTAACTGAAGGTGTTATTTTAGGTGGTAAGAATAATACAATTATAAATACAAATTATACTAATAATTTTGAAATAGATTCTGCAACAATCATAAATGGAGATAATAACATAATTTCTGGAAATTATTCTACAATTATTAATGGTCAAAATAATATAATAAGTGGAGATTACAACTATACTCTTGGAAATAATATAAAAATTACAGGAAGTGGTTGCATAGTCGTAAGAGATCTTACTAGTGGTAACTTACAGTTTTCAACAAACGTAGATAATGCTATGTATTTGAGTTACAAAACTATTATTCTTGATATAAATAAAATTCCTACAGATTCTGCTCAAGTTCCTGTTAGTGGATTATATAGAAACGGAACTTTTTTACAAATTAGACTTTCTTAAGTCTTTCAATTAATTCAAATACTTTACTTTTTGGGATATCTTTGACAGAATTAAAGTCTTCAGATTTTTCGAACTTTTCTTTAATTAATTTCTTTTTTAATGTTTCAAAAGAAATACCTTTATCTTGCATTACCTTTTCCAATAAAGCCGTAGGATTCATTGGATTTTCTTTTTCAGAATCTTCTTTGGCTACTAATCCAAGTTTAGCATCTCCAAGCTCTTCTTGAGATACTATATTAATCTTTAAGAAATTACGAACACAACGAACGAAAGCTCTATTTTCTGCGATTGCTGCTAAGAAATATCTAGCAAAATCTTTTGTATTTACAAGAGATGCGTCTGCTAGAGCTTCAAATATTACTGGTCTATTTTCGGTTTCGTAATTAGGAACCCAAGTAATCCTGCAAGATGTTGCGAAATAATTATCTGCAGCAGTTACCACTTTATATTCCACGCTTGTAAAACCACGAATTTGTGCCAATTCTTTGATTCCACCTAAAAGGACTAGCAAATCCTTGTCTTCTAGTTTAGAAACATCTGTCTCTTGTGTTCTTTGTCTATTTGGAACGAGATATTGAGTCTTAACCATAGCTCTCCAATTAATAGAGCCATCTTCATTAAAGACATAATTAATATTATCATTCTCCAATAATCCATAACAATTTCTAATAAATAGCTTTGGTGGATTTACTTTTGGTGTTGGAATAACTATATTATCCATAAATTTTACTGCTCCTGTTTTATTTAGTTCTGAACTATTAATTGAAATTGATTCTTCCATTTAAGTATATTACTATACTTTTAATATTATGTCAACTCAAATAAATAAAAATACTTTGCTTCTTCCCAAAATTCTGGAATATCAATAACTTTTATTGGTTTACTCTCAAATGGAATATTTTTTAAATAAGCCGCTTTTGAATTGTAAATTTGCCCATTACTTATGGTAATTTTATTAGAATTATAATATAAATTATTAATATCTTTTAAATTCTTAATATCTTCTTTTTTACTTTTTACAACCTTAATGATTTGTTGATAATCCATATAATCTAATTTAATTGATTTTACAAACTCTTCTGATAGATCAGTGGATAAAACATATGGTATGCCTAAGCTTTTTAAAACTTTAACAAAACTTAAATCATGATTTTGATCCAAATTATAAATAATTTGAGCTATATTAGATTTATAAGTTTTTAGTATTTCTGAACTAATTGGTTTTGATGTTACAATCGAACAGTTGTTTCTTTTTAATTGTTCTCTTAGGGCTTCTTCATTGAATTCATAATCCATACGCATTATTAAAGAATTTACTCCTAATTTAGATATATCAGCTATGATAGAATTTGGTACAGATTCTATTAGTTTCCTGCTATACTCTTCACCAATACGGAATGTTTTAATATTTATTTTTTGTAAATCTAAAAACTCTAATATCGAGTTAGCAATACTGATTGGATCAATTTCATTTATAGTTTTTGGAGATTCTTCTGCAGAGTAGCTTGGTTTTCTATCTTGTTTATTAATTTCTAAAATTTTAATATTATTCTTAGAGTTAAAATATGGACCTGCATTCTCTGGTCTACTATTAGAATATAATGCTACAATAGGCTTATCATAGCTACTAGCAACATGTACTCCAAAACTGTCTGCTCCAAAATGCAGTAACCCTCTTTTAATAATATACGCAGCTTGATTTATAGTTGTTTTTCCCTGCATATGATAGCAATTCTCTATCGGTTTTTCATCTTTTCCGCCAATTTGAATAATATGAATATTTTTTTGACTTAATATTGGAACAAGTTGATTAACGACTTCTTGCCAGAAATCATAGCTTTTAGAAGTATATTTACTGCATGGCTGAAAAGATATATATTCATCAAATGGAATTGGACAATATTTTTCATAAACATATGGTTTATCTATTTTTAAACCACAATTCAAAGCGTATGTTTCAATTAGATGCATATTTGTAATCCTTATAAGCTATATTTGTTTTGCCATTGTGAAGATAAGTTAAAAATCTTTGAGTCTGAGAGTAAGGAAGAAAAGCTATTTCAAAATAACCTTTATGCGACCCAATTCCTTCTAGCCATGTAAGACTATCCATTTGAGAAACGTATTGAATGACCTTATGAACATAGGGATTTGCTTCTAGTACTTCAAAGTATTCTGGCTTTGTAGCTACATATAAATTATAATTTGGATATTGCTCTTTTATTGATTTGAATAAGCTGGTAGATAAAAATACATCTCCAATGCTCTCTGGCATTACATATAGCAATCTTTTACCATCATCTTTATCTAGGATCTCTTCGAAAGAAACTGTTTTAGTTTTATTATTATCTTGATCAGCAACTTGTCTAAAATAATTTTCTATATCATTTCTTTTAGTGCCTTTCTGCAATTCATTCATCCAATATTTATAGCCATCATCTTCTTTATTTATGTCCTTGGCTTTTAATATATTCTTATATAAGAATAAAATCCATTCTCCATCATCTTTAATATCAGGAACTACATAGTATGGATCTTTTTCTTCTATTGTAAATGATAAATTTTTATCAACTTCTGGACAAGAGTCAATGAAATCTTCTATAAATTTTCCAATAATATTTATTGAATAATTTTCTATAGTCCATTCTCTTGCTTTTTTACCATACTCAACTCTTTCTTCTTTTGACATCGAGTATACTTTTTGTAAGTTTTGTGCAATAGATTTTGGACAAGTAGATGCTTTAATAAATTCTGTACCATGCTCTCTGTACTCACTCCAATCAAGAGGAAGACTATACGCCTCTTTTTTGCATAACTCTTCTCCACAACTATAATTTGTGACTAAAGTAATTAATTCGGCTAATTTAGCTTCTTGAATTGGTATTTCTTGTCCTCCACTTGTGAATGGATGGCAATAAACATCCATAAGATTATATACTTCATTCAATTCTTGTTCTGTAACACCTACGCCAACATTTGTTGTTGTCTGACTTTTTTTATGACCACAGAATTTACAATCTAAATCTTGACCAGTAAAATTTTTAACTTCATAACTTCCACAAACTTTACAAATATATGTTGTGTATATTTCTTTAGGATCTATACCGTACTCACCAGCTAGCTTCATGATGTTCCAGCCTTCTCCAAAATGAGTATGAAGTAGTAAGCCAGAATTTTTTATATTATTTTCTTTTTTCCAGATGGCATAACCTTCTAAAAGATTAGGTACGCTTTTCCTTAATTGATTACGGAAAACAAATCCAACCATAAATTTATTTTCATCAATATTAAATTTTAACCTTAAGTCTTTTCTGTTTTGATCTGGTAATTTATTAAAATTTTCTGTATCTAAAGCCCCATGAACGGTTTTAACATGTTTGTGGCCTAATTTATGTAATGCTTTCGTTGCAAAATCACTCCAAATCCAATAATTCTTAACTTTAGGCGCACATTTCACAGCAGATTCAAGAATAGGCAAAGAATCTAAAGTAGTCCAAATAACAGAATTAATTTTATTAAACCAAGGCTTATCTATAGCAAAATCAACTCCCCATATATCTTGAACAGCAATATAAACATCTGGCTTTTCTTCTTTTATTATTTCATCTAATAGATAAGCTCCATAACTAGCCATTCTAGCTAAATGAGGATCTTTATTTAATTTATCTACTTCTTGCTGTGTGTTAGGTAATGATCCACAGCTTTTCCAAGGTGTTCTATCTAATTGAGGATTACCTTTTTGCATTCCACAGCAATAATTAACAATATCATATTTTCCAGTCTTATATAAGTATTTTAGAATAGCTTTAGAATTTCTTCCAAAACCTGTTTTTGCTAAACTAAAATCAGATTGAAAAACGATCTTTTTACGCATTTAAATTACCAAAGATCTTCTTCGTTTTCTGATAAATCTGTTTTTTCCTCTACTTGTTCTACTTGGTCTTTTTGCTTTCTCTCGTCTATCGACTTAGATTTCGCATTTTTCAACTTCTTGATTTCTTCGCTTCTTTCTGTGGAAAAGATATGACTTAATCCAAATTTAATATATTCTGCAACCATTCTAGCTTCAGCAAAAGTAAATCCAATAAGAAAGCTAATAGCTGGCTGAGTAGTTTGAGTTTTAGAATTTTTAATTACATTCAAACTATATCCGATTTGCTTGTCTTCTCTAATATAAGGAGAGAACTTAATTCCTAATTTTTGATTCTCTGAATTGTGAAAGAAATCTGCAGTTCTATTATTATCTAATGCGTCAAGAATACCACATACTTCAATTTTAGAAAGTTTAACTACTACTTTTTTCTCTGGATTTTGAGCGTTCTCAGAGAAACTTCCGATCTTCTTTTGATCATTCCAGCTGGCTTGTTTAATTAAATTTAAATAAAAATTGCCATCAAGATTATTAAAAGAAAAGCTGCAAGCGGTGCCAGTTACTCTAGGGGTTGGTTTATAAATTTGTATCATATACTAAATATTATCAGTTCTTTAATTAAAAGTCAAATTATTTTTCTTTAACTTCTCCTAATTTCATATATATTTTATGATCTTGAATAGCTATCAAATCCGCAAATACAGTATCTTCTCCCTTTTTGCGTCCTTTAACTATCACAATATTACCTTCATCTGGGAGAATATTATTCATTTCCTTACATTCATCTATCTTATCATTGAATATTAATGTAGTTACTTTGGAGCTTTCATCTTGAATAGATAATCTTAAGTACCTAGTTTTCTTTGAGTTGTTAGCTACCCCTAAATATTGCTCTTTTATTATACCTATAAACAATACTGGTAAGCCTTCTGGAGCTTCATTGACTTCTCTTATATTCAATAAGTCTGGTTTTTGATCAGAGAATATGTCTTTTAACGTAGTATTATAAGTATAACCTAATAGTTTATTTTCATAATACCAATTAGCAAACCTTTCATTTCTGCTGTTTTGCTCATATATTTTCTTATAAGGATCATATGACTTTCTTATAGTCTCTAATCTTGTGTCCTTAATAATTTGCTTACCTTTTTCATCTTTAGTATTATTTAAGAATTTAATAATTTTAAATAAATCATAATCGAACTTTTCTCCATACATCATGCAATATTTTTGTTCGTTTTGAGTTAAGATATTCCATAATTGAGCTTCTAATACTACTTTGCTTCTTGATTGTTTGAAGTTCTCTAAAGCACCAGCTTGAATTAACGGAGATAAAACTCTAATAGATAATTTAGCTTGTTGACCAGATTTAAATACATCAAATTTTGTAGCATATTTACTTCTAAAATTATTTAATCTTTCAATTGATTTATCACTAATTCCTTTGATAGATAATAGTCCAAATCTAATATCATTTCCTTCAACACTAAAATCCATTTCAGAATTAATAATATGTGGTGGTAGAAGTTTAATATTAAACAAATCCATTTCTTTATGAATCTTTGATATTTCGCTAATGGGATCTGGTTCATATCTTGTCATTCTTAATAAAGATAAGAAAAACTCTCTAGGATATTTAAACTTTAAATAAATAGTAATTGCTGCTAAACCTGCATAGCTTTGACTATGACTAGCGTTGAATGAATAATTTGCAGAATCTTCTAGAATTTTCCATAAAATTTCTCCAATTTCTTTAGGTAGATTATTTGATGCACACTTCTTTTCAATTTTTTCTTTCCATTCTTTAATCTCTTCTACCTTCTTTTTACCTACGATTCTTCTTAAGATCTCTGCTTGATCTAATGTAAATCCGATTTTATGTGCCATTTGCATCAATTGTTCTTGATACAAAGCTAATCCACCAGTTCTTTTTAATGTTTCGTCAAAGAATGGATGAACAGATTGATACTCTCCTGTTTCTACATATTTCGCATATTGATCAACGAATTGTAATGCTCCAGGTCTTGCTAATGCTAATACTGCGCTTAATTCTTCTGAATTTCTTGGTCTGACTTTCCTACAAACTTTAAAATTTGTATCGGCTTCGATTTGAAATAGTCCATGAGGACTTCTTAGGTCTTGTAGCTGCTGATATATGAAAACGTCTTCTGTGTCAATATCTTCAATTTTTAAATTGATCATACGGCATACATCATAAACAACTGATACGCTTCTTAAGCCCAATAAATCAAGCTTTACATTAAATTGACTAATATCATTCATATCAAAGGCACTAACTGGTTCTTTATCGGATGATAGTTCTAGTGGACATGCTTCAGATAAAGGTGCATGAGATATTTGAATTCCAGAAGGATGAACGCCTTTATTTTTGATAAGATTTCGTAATTTTAAAGCTATATTATAAATTTCTTGGTTTTCATCACACCATTCTTTGAATTTTTCTACTTCATTATACGCTTCTGAGATATCCTTTACTTGTCCGAATACTTTTGGAATTAAGCTACTTACGCTTGTCATTTCTGTTTCGCTTTTCTCTTCTACAATCTTGCCACACTCTTTGATCAAAAGCTTTCCACTCAAAGTATTAAATGTCAATATTTTGCTGATTCTATTTGGAAAGACCTCATTTAAAAATTCAATTACTTTATGTCGATTATAATAACAAATATCCAAATCAACGTCACACATTAAACTTCCATCCAAATATGTTATTCCATCAACAACTTGCTTTTTAGCTCGAATCTTGGATATAAATCTTTCGAAATAGAGGTTATGTTTAATTGGGTCGATTTTAGTGACTCCAATCAAGAATAGAATTAAACTACCTGCTGCACTGCCTCTTCCTAGACCAGTTGGAATTTCATTTTCTTTACAGTAATTAATAACCAACCATACAAGGATTATATAATCAATAAACCCAAGGTCTTCTATAATTTCAAATTCGTGGTCTAGTCGTTTTTTGTATTCTGGTTTTTTAGGTAAATTATTATAAGCTAGCTTCTTTAAAAAATCCGTATTTGAAGCGTCTTCTGATAAACCTAGTTTTCTTTTATGATCTACTTTTACTTTAAATTCTGGTAATCTTACCCCATATAAAGGTAAATCAATTTTTTGAAACGAGTTTACAAAATCAAGAGTCTTCGTCATCTGTCTTTTTCTTGCGTTTTTTAGTTGATTTAAACTTGTTGATGGATCGATCAACATTAACTTGAAACTCTTTTAAACCCTCTCTCAAAGCAGAAAAAGATTTTTCTTCATTATTCAAAGAATAAAATACATCAGCTTTACTATTTACCTTGCCATGCTGCAAAGTAATAAATAGATAATCTATATTTTCTTTTTCTAGTTTAGCTAGAATATCGTATATATGATCCATTGATGCCATATGAGTATTATATAACTTTCTTGATTAAAATGCAATCAAATATTAACCATGTATTTTATTTTATTCCAAACTTTAAAATTTAACTCTAAATCAGATAGAGCATTATGTAAGGAATTATAATCATGATCAATATCTAAATCTTTTCCTGCTGCGGTTAAATTGGTTTTAACATTTTTAACTTTTGTATGATAGAGCTTGTACATATATTCTGGTAATGATTCTTTTTTAGAATCAAAAGCGTTTGAGGTTTTGATTCCTTTATATATTAAATTTGTATCTATGCTTTTAGAAATAAAATCATAAGGTTTTAAATTCATGAATTTATAATATTCACTAAGAAGATATAAATCAAAACCTAGTATATTATGGCCAACTATGTAATCCGCTTTCTCAATCCATTCTTTTAATGTAGGAAAAAATAACTCTGGATCAATACCATTCTTTTGGATATTCTTTGGGTCATATCTTGTTATTCTTGCTGCATCTTTACTTATTTTTAAATCGGTCTTCCACTTTAAATAGATGTCCTTACTGTCAATGATTTTATCTCCTTGACATTTTAGCATCGCAATTTGCCAAGGAATATTATGGCAAAAATTAAGGCATAGATTTAGAGTCTCACAATCTATGAAAAGTAAAGTTTTATTCTTGTCGAATCTTAAAAGATGTTCGTCCATATTAGAAATTTAGTGGATCAAATTTTATATTAACTTCTTCTGGTTGTCCTAGATTCTTAAGCCAGTCAATATAGTCTCCTTCGTTTAAAGTAATCCAATCTCCTCCTTTTGATAAGTTATATATTGTATAGTAACTTAAGTTCTTTAAGAATGCAACTATATAAACATCTACTCCTAAGCTTTTTGCTACATGAGTGATAGTATATTTTTGAGTATCTCTAGTTTCAAATCGGTTTATAATAGCTTTAAAGTAATTTGGGCCAGGAACTCTATCATCATCTATCCTAGTCATCTCTAATACCGCTACTGGAACCATTTGACCATCAATAATTCTCCATTCAATTTGATCTACATCAGTAGTATACAATTTGTTTAATTTATACTTCCATAGTCTGTAGTCTATAAGACGATCTTCTCTATCTTCTCTTTGGCGAGTTTTTCCGCCGTATGAATTTACTTTTTTAATTAAATTCATTTTTTATTTTGCTCCATCCAACTTTCAAAGCAGAATTCATTACTAGACATATGTTCCATTTCTGGTTTATTTAAAGTAGTTCTATTGTTAATGCATCTAAATGTTAGAAAGCTTTTAAAGTCTTTTTTACTCTTGTAGTATATACTTTTAGTTTTAAAAAGATCTAAATTATTTAATTTAGCATAATCTGTCATTTTCTTCTTAACTAAAGGATCAAAGATTAAAGAATTATCTTCAATAAAAACAGAAGGTTTAAAATTTTCAATAAAAGGTAAACATTGGTATCCTTTAAGAGCATTATTAAATATAAAGTTGTCATAAAATGGTAAAGCTAATTTGATGTTATCGCTAAAATTCTCCTTTAAAATATTCATGTCTAATCTTGGGGTATAGTAAAATCCTTCTGTATTGGCTTTTGTCCATAGTTTAATTAATGTTTTATATCCTTCGTCTCCATTTGCAAAGACTATAATTTTATGATGCTTTTTAAGCTCTTCTTCATTTTTGTTTAAATGATTATCACAAAATACGAATTTAATACCAAAGATTAAATCAATATTAATTGCTTTTAAATGCTTATAGGCTTGTAAGAAACCACTAAAACAGTCTTCTACTAGAAATACCTTTTTTAATTTATTGTCTTTAGCTATTTGAATTATAGAATCTGGCTCATTTTCTTCATCATTTTTATCTTCTAAAGTTAAAATACTTTTGCCTATAGAGTAATGACTCTTGAAAAGAGGAATCGTATCGTACATCCTGTATTTATACCTTATATTAAGCTTACTGTCAAGTCAAATCATCAAATGCGTCTTTTGGTTGCTGATTTATAGATACATTATTATGTCTTGGGCAACCAGTGTATTGCCTTTGCTCTACTGTAAATCCTTTAACATCTTTAAATTCTCCAGTAAAATTTGATTCAACTATTTCATTTTTATCATTTAATTTAACGTAATAATCAAAAGAATCTTTATATGGGCATTTCCAATTTCCAACACTGCACATCCATTTGTTTTTTGGATTATCTACTGCAAAATTAGATTCTGCACTGCTTTCATCAAAATTATTAATATATTTATTGACATATTCTAAATAGTGTTCAAATCCTTTGATCTGATTATCATCAAACTCAAGCTCTTGTATTGGTTGCTTTGGAAACCTCAAGAAAAGGAATCGTACAATAGGCTTTAATTTAGGCCAAAGCTTTTTACTTGCAAGGCTATACATCATAGCTTGAATATTGGCTTCAAGGTCATCTCCTCTGAATTTGGCTTTGGAGCTTTTGTAGTCAACTATAACCATTTTATTTTTCGATTTAATAGGCTTATCTATAAAGCCCTTAATGTGATATTTTGGTGAATCACTTTGGATTTCAAAGGAATATTCTGGAGAAACTATTTTACCATCATTTTCGCCAAAGAAATCATGCTTTAAACCGACCATTATCATATCATTCAATATTTCATAATTTGATTCATCTAAGCCACTCTTTTTCATCGACTTCTTAATTAATTTTGATACAGCTTTGCTTCCATCAACTGAATTATTCTTTATGATTTTATTAAAATGGCTTTTATGCTTTGGATTTAAAAGTAATTCAAATATCGTATGACAAATCGTACCACGATCACTTCCGTCATTAGATCTTTGTGGAATTTTTAAATGATAATTTAACCAATATGTCCACGAGCATGTTTCAAGTGTTTTTATTCTTGAAGCTGAAAGTACTTTTAATTTTTTATTGTCTGATGCCATTGTAATATTTCTTCCTTATTCATTTCACCAAAGTCTTTTTTTGTTGGTAAAGCTATTTGTATTTGATGTCTATCAAAGTGTTTTAATAATTTATCTTTGGTTTTTTCTGACGCTAAATTACCAGCTTTATTCTTGAGTTCATCATTATTAAATGATATGTAAATTTTGCTTGGATTCAAAACTAGTAAAGTATTTAAAATACTTACGCTGAGATTTAAACCAAATGTAACAATAACATTTTGAATACCCGCTTCCCACAAGCTTAACATATCTCCAATACTCTCTACAATAATTACTTCTTTACTTTCTGATAGTATTTTCGAATTAACTTGTAGAGGATAACGCCAATTGATTTTATCTCCTACTAGCTTCCATTTAGGACACATTTTTTCGCTTCTATTTAGAATATCTCTTCCAGCAACCCCAATCAATTT